AACTGATGTATCACGAAGAACAGAATCTTTTGGAATAAAGAGATCTAATTGGAAGGCTGTTCCAACTCCAGCAACAGCTGTTGTTGCAATTCCAACTATATGTCCAAAATCACCATCATATTTAATACTGGTTAATGTATCTTGAGTCACAGATTCAGGTTCAATCATGACCAATGGTGGATTGGTATTTGTGTATCCAAATCCAGCGTACGAAACGGAGATTGCAGATATTGTCCCAGCAGCAGATACAGTTGCATTAGCAGTTGCATTTCCCGATGTTGTCCCAACTCCAGCGGTAATAGTTCCAATACCAGCAGTTACACCTATTGAAACTTTTGGTGCAACAGTATATCCTGATCCACCATCAGATATGACAATACTGGTTATTGAACCACCAGCAGAAACTACTGCTGTTGCAGCAACACCTGTCTTAGTTGTACGATCAAGAATCAATACACTTTGTTTAACCTCAGCGATATCATCAACTTGATTGAATAATGGAACTGAAGTATCTACAAACATTTCACTTGAACCAGCAGATACGCTCTTAATTAAGTATGCTGTTGGTCGAATGCCAGGTTCCAATTCAACTCTATCTTTACCAATTCCGATATTGTTGACAACTACATCTGATATTTGTTTCTTCCAAGTTACAGGTCTTTGAAGTGTTCTAACCGTAGTTATTCCAGCATCAATATATGTGTTTGTTGTTACAGAATCAGAAGTAGTGATACCTGTAACAGTTCTTGGTTCTTGTTGGAATACATCATCTAATCCAATATCAGGATATTTGTTAATTGTTAAATTATCACCAGTTTTAACTGTTTCTAAGATATCAACATCAACCACATCATGATCAGATCCACGATAATAATAAATTCTTACTTTGTCATCAGACTTTGGTGCTTCAGAGAATGTAACTTGAGATCCACCATTAAAGACATAACTTTCAAAAGGAACTTGAAGTATATCATTTAAGAATATTAAACAGTTATCCTCTACACGAATTGGAGAACCTTTTGCAGATCTTAATGTAATTAATGTTTCTGCTGCACCAATAGTTTTAGTCAAGTTAAATGATCTTCGGACTCCATCAAACTGATCTTCAAAACTATTGAGTTTTTCTAATTCACCAAATGTAAATCCAGAGAAACTATCATTAAATGTATCAAGAACAGTTAACTCAAAATCTTTAACAACTTTGTTAGCATCTGTTAAAATGCCAGCTTGACCACCTTCCTCTATCTTAAGAACATCATCAATTTTATAATTATATCCAAAGTTTGTAATTTGGAAACTGATGATACTTGACGCAGCACCAACACGAACTGATACAGACGCACCAATACCTGTAGAACTACCAACTAATCTCATGTTTTCATAATTAAGTGGTCTATCAAATTCAAGATCTGGAGGTGTTGCAGAACTGAATCCAGATCCACCACCATTTGTAATGGTTACAGACGTTACTAAACCAGCACTTACATTTGCCTTTCCGATTGTAACAATACCAGAACTTGTAACAGCTCTGACTAAAATATTTGTCTGAAGTCCAACTCGATAACCAGATCCACTATTTCCAATAGATACGGATTCAACAGTTCCAGCAGCAGATACAATCGCAGTTCCACCAGCAGCTACTAATGATTGATATCCAAAGTTTGTGGTCTCACCAACTGAAACAATAACACCACCTCTAGGAACTGACGATAGATTTACATCATAATTATTTGTTACTCCAACACCTGTGAAACTTACAGATGTAATACCTGTAGTTTCAACAATGTTATAATCGTCAGCAGGGTTTTGGAATATTTCATTGAGAAGTATTACACCTGTATTTGTTGCAAATCCAGTTATATTTGAACCACCAGACTTAAGAATAAAGTTGGTTGCAATTCCTGTGAATTGATCCTCAACAGTATCAAATACAAAGTTATTAGCATAAGTTTCTTGAGTCCCGCCAGGAATACCAGTATGTGTAAATACACGACCAACAAAAGTAGATGTGGTTGTTAAACCAGATGGGCCTTTTGAACCTTTAGGTGCGTCTGTAAAGTTGATTGTATCTTTAACAATCTGATAATTACCTAAGAACTTAGTAACAGTATCACCAGCATCATGAGTGACAATCGCAGAATTAAGTTGCCCTCTTCTTACAAGAATTTGATTAGTAGATCCGATACCAACAGTATCAATCTTCATAAACTCATCATTAATTTTAATTACATCACCTGAGAAGAAAGACGATATACCTGTCAGCGTAATGAAATCTGTTTCTGATGCAACATTAAATGATAATTTAACATTTATAGGAGATTGGATTACTGGACTTTGAATATTATTATCAAGAGTCACTAAAACTTTAGAGTTAAGATTTTTCGCAGTAAACGCTTGAGTTGTTCCAACACCAACTGTTGTAAGATCAAGAACTTTTGGAACAGTTTGAAGTGCCTCGGCAGCTGTTCTTGCAACTTTAAATTTATTTTCTGCAATCTTAACTGCAAACACTGTAGATGGTAACTTGGTGGTAACACCAATTCCACTAATTGTAGTTGATGCAATTCCAATGCTCATGGTTGTTCCAGAACCAATTGGATCATATGATAACTCTTCACCAGTCTGGAAGAAATGATTATTAACTATAAATGTATTGTTTGTAACATCAACTACTGCAGCATCTTCTGAATCAAATGTTTTATTGAATATTGCATCACCTGTATGTTTCATATTAAATGAGAATTTAATATCATTCTCAGTTCCAGTGTATGAACCCTCTACAGATTTTAATCTAGAATCAGTAAATGTGACAAAACCTACACCACCTGTTCCAGTTTCATTAAAGTTATATTGGAAAACTTTTGCTGTAATTGCTGTGTTTGCTGGAGGAGTTAAACGAAGTTCAATATCACCATCACTTGCAGATGAATATCCAACACCAACAGTTCCAATACCAGATGTGCTAGTAGGATTATCAGAGAAGTTATCCATGTAACCAAACTCTGTAAAGTAAGGGGTAATACCATCATGAATCGCAGTTACTTGAGTAACGGCATATCTGTCATTTGTAGTATCATGCAATTCAATCAATGCATCAAAAGCAGTATATGTGTTAGAATTTATTCCACTAATTCTTGTTGGTTGTGGAGTTCCAGTTGACGCAATATTTGTTGTTGTGGTTAATACTTCAGTGGTTGATACGAGAGTGCTTCCAATACCTGTTGCAGTTCCTCCGATTGCCACCTGATGAACCCTCATTGTTACACCTACACCAGCTACAGGTGTGAAGTAAACACTTGTGATGCCTGATCTTACGTCTGCACCAAACGTTCCGAGACCTACACTTGGAGCATCAGTGATTGAAAGGTTATCGTTTGTCATCTGTGCATAATCTAAAAGATATACCTCTTCACTATCATTTAAAACAACTAATTCATTTATTTGAGTTCTTTGATCACCTTCTAATTCTTGTGTCTGTATAAGTAACTTAGATGTTGTAATTGCAGTTGACCCAAATCCAACAACCTGTACAGGAGATGGATCTGTCGATCCAATACCAGCTGAAGTAGAAATAATATCATATCCTGTTCCAAGTGATAGTGTGCTGATACCTGTTTGTGTATTCTTGAATGTTTCTATAGCAAATAATCTTAAAGCATAATTATTAAATTTAGATTTTGCTGGAGCAAATCTTAAATTACCTGTGACTCCTGATACGCTGAAGTCAAATTCACCAAGATCAATTGCTGTTTCTACACGACCAAACTTCATCATATAACCAGTAGAACCGTCATGAAGTAGATTAACCTGAATTATTTCCTTCTCACCTGAAAATCTAGTATCAAAAATCATTACATAGAACTTAACTCCATCAATATCATTAATATTGAAACCAAATACATCAGAGAATGCAGTCGCACGAGGCAGATCATTAAACTGAGAACTCACACTATCAATTGATATTACTCTATTTGTTCTTGATTCAATGTAATCAGTTAAGATTTTATTTGCAAAATTAATTTCATCAGATGCAAATAATCCAGCTATATTCTTGGAGTTCTCTGTAACTAAATCAAAGTCATATGAATTATGAAGAGATTCATTTTCACTCACTAAATCAGCAACAACAACAGCAACTGCACTTGAAACTCCAACAGATGCATTTCTTCGATTCTTGTCATCAGTAGATGCAGTTGAAACAATACTTACGTCAGCAAAGTTTTTAAATCCAACAACATGTCCAAGACTATTAACTGGATCTTTCCATGTATCATAGTCAACTGTACTGCCTAATGAATAAGAGAATGTTTGATAGTAATCGTTATCTGCTAGTTTTTGTAGTTCAGTATTTAACTTACCAGTTTCTTTACGGAAACCACTTCTAAATTCAGAATCAGAATCAATATTAAAGACAGAATCAAACTTAGTGGTCTGTTCAATTAAAGCAATTGATTTTGATGATTGTCCAGTAATAGATTCATTTACATTGAAAGTATCATTTGATAAGACTTTAAGATACTTATTATTTTCATTCCATGCAACAACAACTCCAACTTTGTCACCAGTGCTTACAGTTTCTCCAACACTAAATTGATTCGTATCAACATCGATATTAAATTGAGCAATATTAACAAATGGTATCGCCTGTCCAGATGATGAAGGGCCACTGAATATGCCTGGGCTTGTAACTGATGAATCTAAATTGTATGAAACAGTTGCATTTCCTCCGCCTGGATTTGTATTTACACCAGTGATTACAAAAGGTTCATAATTATAATCTGAAGAATTAAATCCACTTCCTGTTGATCCGATACCGATATTTTCAACGTATAATTTTTCCCCTAATGTGAATGGATATGTTGTAGAATCATAAGCACCTTCAAGAGTTAGAGTAACTAAATTAGTGCCGCTTGTGTGTGATAGATTTTTAACTTTAATTCCATTATTATTATTTGTAGCAATAATTCTTGGATTAGTATCATAAAGAGAATTTGTGTTTCTTAGAAGTCTAACTTCTGATACAGATGTTCCTTGTATATCAACAGCTGTTATTACCTCATCTTTAACTAAACCAGTTACACGATCAATGACAACAATATTAGGTGGTTGAACATAGTTTTTACCACCAGAGCTAATTCCAATATTTGCAATTTTGGACAACCTATCTAATCTTAAAATTTGTGGTAGTTGAACAGATGGTTGAATTGTTTTATCTGCTGAGTAATCAAATCCTAAATTTTTAATTGTATATCTTCTTAACTTACCAGTTTCATCACTATTCAAACGGACAACAGCACCTACGCCATTTGTGGATCCAATTGAAGTGACAACAGGAATGTTTTGATAATTTCTACCTTTTGATGTAATTTTAATTTTGTTAATTGAACCAGAAGCAGTAGTTGATGATGTATCATATGTTAAAACTGTTGCTTCATTTTTTGTATAACCATCCTTTTCTGGTTGAGATGGTAGAACAAATGAGAATGTAGTGCTTCCAATTCCTGTTATTACATAGTCACCGTTATAAACACTATCTGATATTTTTAAACTTGAGTAATTAATTACATCAGTATCAACAATAGGGTTTCTCTTAAATGGTGCATTGATATCTAAGTTAACAGGTGTTAACTTGTAATATAGATCGGAAGGAGTATTTGCAGTCAATGATACATCAACTCTTGCAGTTGTTGTCACACCAACAGTTCCTACACCTACAACTTGGAATCCACCATCTTCTTCATTGTTAAAATATGGATTTGTAAAGTTAGTGTCTCTGAATAATTCAAAATCAAATATTTTTGTTTTCTTTCCAGATATAACTTGTGTTAAAGAAGAATCTGATACAGCAAATCCAACTTTATATCCACGAGTTAATGATAGTGGTGGATTAATAAGAGCAATTGTATGTCCAGATCCAGCTGATGTAAGTGATATTACATCTGGTATTAACTTCTTAGATTTAAAAGCAGTTTCACATAATCTAAATGAATTCTTATCAATTCGAGCAACAAAGTATGTAAAGTTATTGAAAAGCGGATTAGCTGGACTTGAAGACTTATAAAGAACTTTGTCTCCAGTTTTGTATCCATGATTACTAATTGTAATTGTGTTAGTTTCAATATCAACAGCAGAGGATCCAAAGTTCAATGGATTCACAAAGGTTCTTCGAGTTGTGTCGTCAAATTCTATTTGATATGATGTTGTGATACCTGGCGTTACAGATACTGATACACGATCATTTGCTTGTAAATTATGAGCTTCTTTGCAAACAACAGTTCCAACAACTTTTTCAACAAAACCTGTGATCTCTGTTTTTGTTGGTGTGAAACTATGAACTTGTCCACTTCCAAATCCATCAAAAAACAGTCGATACGCTGTTGAACCAATACCAGTGATTCCTCCAGTAGATCCAATACCCAGAGCGTTAGTTGATATTCCTAATAAATCTTTACTCTCTCTAATTGCAAACACTGGAGAGTTATTTGTTAAATTAAAATTAGGTACTGAATCTATTCCATTAGAAACTAAAAGTGGAGTTCCTTCATCACTTGAATATGTAAGTTTGTCTCCAGTCTCAAATCCATGATCTTGTAGGAATATATTTTGAGTTGGTATAAACCTATCAGTTCTTCCACCACCAACAACACGATATGTAAACCTAACGGTTGAACCAATTCCAACTCCAACTGCTGTTCCGATTGCGACACTTTCAGAAGGGTTAAAATAGTAGGGAACGTTGACTCTAGTTTGAATATCAGTATTAATACCCAGTCTAAATGTAATTGAACGATTTAATGCTGTAATTAGTGACGTACTAGAATGAGCGGTTCCAAGAACACCATCCTGTTCTCTCTTAACTCTTATCTTGTTATTAATATTATCAATGTTCAGAACAGTCATACGTTCTGTGTTGATTCCAATAATATCATTTGGTGCAATAGCATCTGGAGTTAGATTACCTGTTACAGATAAACTTGTAACAATTCCAGTCGATGCAGTAGTTCCTATGCCAGTGTTTAAAAGTAAGAATGAAGTGTTAAATCCAATCTGATGTCTTCCATCAAGTTGTCTTAAAGAATCTGTAGATAATCCAGATACAGTGATAACATCACCAACAACTAAATCATGAGGTTGAGTTGATAATCCAATAACATTGCCATTTGAATTATTATATGTGAATACAATATTTTCAATTTTAACAACAGTAGAGGCAATAGATACAACCTCTTTTCCATCAACATGTGATACTTGTCCAGCAAATCCATTTCCTTTATCTAAATTAGTAATCCTGAGTTTATCTTTGACTTGATAACCAGATCCAGAACTTAATATTTCATATTTGTTGATTCTGCCAGCAGAAGCATAATTGACCTCTATTTCTTGATCAACTATCTTTCGACTGTCATGTATTCCTTCATATTCTGCACCAGAACTGTCAAGTTTGTATGGATTTGTATTTCTTCTTAAATTTAAAGTATTTAAATTAAGATCTTGATTATTTGTTTCAACAAAGTTCCAATCATCTGGTTTCGCAGCATAGTTAGCACCAATTAGATATGGAAATACTGGAGCACGGAAGTTTTTAAATGTTCCACTTGTTTCGTTTTCACTTGGGTTGATTGTTGCAAAGTAAGCAAAAGTTCCATTTGGATAATCTGGAGTAATACAATATCTTCCATTATTTTCATCTAAATCACCATTTCCAAGATATTCATAATCCTCAATAAAGAAACCAAGTGGGAAAGTAGAAATAGGAGGGCCATTTTCTCTTGATGTTTTAAGAGAATAACCAGATCTCATAACTCTTACACCGCCACCATCTTTTCGATCATAACCATAAGGGCCGTAGATTGGATTACCATCATACGCCCATCCGATGATTGGAGAATGATTTAAGGAAGCTTGTTCTGCATTGTTTAGTAGATTTAAGTCATTTGATGTATAATCAACTGTTCCATCACTATTTCTTTGTTTTAATATTTTTCTTAAACCTCTAGGAGCATAGAATGATGTAAATTTAATTCCCTCATCATTATCGCCTCTTGATAAGAAACCATCATCATCATAAAATATATCCTCATATCTTTTAACGTTATTAACAGCCCAAGATTTAATTTTTGGTAAGAATACAGCACCAGTGCCAGGAATAACTTCTTGAACACCAACACTTGCAGTTGAATATCCAACTCCGCCATTATCAACGGTAACTTTATCAACACTTCCACCACTAATCGATGATATAATTTTAGCACCAACACCATCACCTAAAATTGTAAGATCTGGTGCAGATGTATATTCACCACCAGAACGAGTTACAATCACAGATTGTATTCTTCCATTTGTTACAATTGCCTTATATTCTGAAGATGAACCAGAAGAAACTCGAACTTGAGGTGGAATACTGAAGTTAAATGTAGAGTCGTTTCCGTATCCAAGGCCAGGATTATCTATATTGATAGATGTAATTGAACCTCTTACGATTGGATTTATAGTCGCATGATAGTTTTCTGGTTCTGCTGTGTTGATTCCAATTGTTCCTCTAACTGAAACAGTGATTGGAGGATAGTTAAATACATGTTCTCCAGATCCAATCGATGTCAATCCAACAAATTGTTTTGTTTGATAGTTTAAATCAGACAAAGTAGTTCCAATACCAGCAGAGGCAAGTCGGAATCGATTATCACTAACTTTTAAAACATAATAATCTTGATCAGTATCTAAACCACCAATCTTAACACCATCATTTGAATAACGAATAATCTCTCCGTCATTAAATCCATGATTCGCATATTCAATAAAATCGGAGTATGTATTAATTCCAGCACTAGGAATCAATCTTCTTTTGTTTTCATAACCTTCGCCAGGATTTTCAATGATAACTTGACCTAAAACTAACTTCTTTCTTAAACTTTGAAATCTTTGTGATCCATCAGCAAATCCAGTTAAATTAAGCAAATTTGATTTTGTAATTGCATCATTTTGATTATTTGCAAGTTTAATTGTTGTCTGATTAACTTTTGATACGAAATAGATTGATTCGTTAACAAGTCTTTGATCTGGAGTTTCTTGAATTTGATCTGTTGTAATACCAGCACTTGCGATACCAATTGCACCAGTACCAAATGTTTTATAAATTACCGCCTCACCATCTCTGAATTTATGGAAAGTTCCAAAACCAATTGTATCAGCTGATATGTTAATCGCATTACCAGTAGATGATGCATCAAAGTCAACAAAATGATCAACTTGTTTTAATCTTGATCTTGCAATTGCATTTTGACCATTACCACCACTAATCTCAATAACTGGTGGTGCAACATAATCGAAGCCTGGATCTATGATGTCAATTCTTTCAAATGCACCTTTTACGTTTGCTGTTGCACTTACACCAGCACCAGTTAAACTTTCAATACTTACTTTTGGAGGAGTGATTACATCATATTGTGATCCACCTTCTAAAACATCAATTGTCTCAACACCACCAAAAAATATAACATCACCCGACTTATAGTTTGATATCTCTGTACCATTTACCAACATGCCAGTGGTGCCTGGCGTTGTCTCACGCTGCGCCCCATCAAATAGTGGAGTTAGAGGAAATCTCTTCAATAATTTCTGATGTTCTAGTTTTTTATTTGCTAAATCAGGAACAGAGATTTTAAAAGTACCATTTCCTGTTGCATCCACAAAATCACCATTTACAAGATCAGGTAGTGAGTTTGCAAGACGAATGTTATTTGAACTTACACGACTCACATAATAATTTTTTCCATCGATTAGTTGACCTAAGAAACCACTAATGACATTGTATGTGACAACTTCTCCAGAATAAAATCCATGATCCGCAGCACCCTCTGTAACCTGTATTAACTGTATAACGTCGCCGCCAGTGGCGCCAGTCCACGTTACAGAACGATCTGGTGCAACTATAGGTTCATTACCTAAACTTGGTAGAGATGGTGAGGCAACGTAAGAATCATTGTTACTGTGTTCATAAACGTTTTGAATATCAGTTGTATATTTGTTAATATTAGTATGAAGAGAACTATTTCCTTTCTTTAATCTTCTTCTTATAAATGCAATATTAAACTCACCGACGCCAGGCAAATCACCTAATACAAATGTTGAACTACTAATGACACTTAAAACACGACCAACTCCAATCAATGTGGATTGACCATCTAAAACTTCAACTGTATCCTCTTCTAAAAATCCATGAGAAGAACGAGTAACAATACTAAAACTACTACTTGACTGTCGAGTAATTGTTTTTGGAGTGAATTTTACTGAAGTGTTATACACATATGATGCAAAATTACCATCCTCAGAACTTTTATTAATACCAAATGTACCAACGTTAATCTTATCACCTTTATTAAAGTAAAAAGTTGTATCTGGTATTGGAAAATCTTTTAAAACACCTGTAACTAGAACTTCGATCTTTTTAGTATTATTTGCAAATGAATAACCATATGCAACATTATTATATCTTATATCATCTCCTATACTTAAAGCATCAACAGCAGTAGGCACTCCTACAAATTGGTTTGCAGTTTTACTTGTATATGTAACTACACCAGCAGTGCTAGCTGTTGGAAGTGATAAAGATCCACTTGTAGGAAATCCAACTGTTGTGTCAACAGTAATTATAGTTGCACCAATTGATACAGAATCAGTTACACGAGTTCTGCCTGGAACTATAAAATCACCGTCAATTGAATCTTTTGATATACTGATCTGATAATAATGTTCTCCACCGTATAAAAAGTCTTTAACATCTGATATCGCACCAGAGGCGCCTCGAATATTAGCATCATCTTCATCAGCATCTTGAAAAAGTGTAGATCCTTTTAGATTTCGTGGATCACCTGTAATTGGTTTAACTACAAAATCCTGTGCAAAACCATAATCAGCATCCGATGGTTTAATTAAAAACTCAGATGGTTTAATAATACTTACTTCTTGACCATATAATGCTCTGAATAAAATTTTATATGACTCTTCTGTTCCTTTTGTTTTATAAAAATCTTTAATTTGTCGAATAAATTTAACTTGATCAAGATCACTGTTTAAAGTGCGATTCTCAAAACCACTTGCAAAAGTTGTCTTAAGTTTATTGAAAAATTCACGAATGAAGAGATTTGATAAATTATGAACCTTTGAACCACCAGTATGAGAAACACCTACAGTTGTGTTAAATGATAGTAAATCAGGTCTTGTGGGTTGATCCATATTATCAACGCCACTAAATCCACGAACACATCCAGTGAATGATGTGGTTCCAATACCAGTGTAAGTTATAATTTCATCATCAATTTTAATTAATCCATATTTACTTGGATATCCTTGTGTTGAGTCTACAAAGATTGTAGACGAATATGATTCAATATTTGTAGATAATCCAGTGTATTCAGTGAGTGCAGCACCAACATATGTTTGTAACTTAGTATATCTGTCAAGATTCTCAGCGACGTTGATTGATCCACCCTGATATTCTTGAGAGATATAATATTGTTTCATAAAATCCACAAAAAGTGGACTTTCAGCCTGCACAAACTCAGGTAACTGATTTTCAATTACCTGATTGATTTCAACTCTTTGTATGGAGGTGTCAATCATTAATATCCGTATCCAGAACTAGAACTAGATGATGAAGATGAACTTGTAGAACTCGTTGAACTCGTTGAACTTGTAGTTGGTGATGAGTATGTTCCACTAGTTGTAGTTGTCGCAGTTGAAGAAGCTGTTGATGGAAGAACTGCAGCAGCTGTCGTAGAAACTGGAGAATTTGATTTTCTTGTATAAGTTGGTGTATAGTAACTGTGAGTGTGAACAAATCTTGATCCAGAGGTATTTTCTCCCGATGCAATCAAATCTGGAATCATGTTGATCGTTGTATTTGTCATATCAAACTTAACATATAAGTCACGAAGTCCAACAATATCATTTGAATGTGGTATTGCTTGAATTTCAACCACACCGTTTGCAATTACTGTTGAAAGTATATTCACAGTATCTATAAGAACTTCACCAGTCATATAATCGACACTTCCAGCGTTTTTCTTGACTATATTTGGAGTTCCACCTTCTGTGTATGTAAAGAAGAAGATTCTTCCTTTTTCACGATTAACCACTTCATCAGCAAGATAAACTATGCCTGTGACACCTTCAATTGTAAATCCTGTCGAGACTACGTTATAAGCACTTTCTTGAGTATGAAACATGTTACCATAACATACTTCATATTGTGCAAATTGACCCAATACCGCTTTTAAATTACGGCGAATTGTAACAAGAGTAATGTTTGAAGTAATTGATGAGTCAATACTATCAATTAATGAAACTGCTTTACTATATTTGAATCTACCACCAAACTTATTGACATCAATTGATCGTGAATATTGAGTTAAAGCATTTGAAACACCAGTTTTAAGATTATTTGGGTCATCATTCAAACTTGGGTTATAATATGGATTTGTTGTTAATTCAACGTACAAATATTTTAAATCAATAAACTCTGGTACAATACCAGCAACTGCATAACTCTTCAATCTTTGAATTAATTCTCTTTTTGTCTGATCAGAAAGAAAATCACCATTTCGAGGTTTGACTGAAATGAAAACCTTACCAAAACGAGGTGGACTCATTTCTTCACCACCATAAGCAGTTACAGACTCAACGTTAGGGTATATGTATCCTAAAACTGATTCATAATCGGATGATGTAACTGCACGATACTGAGAAGAGTAAATTCTTGGTGCAAAATACTTAATTGATGATATTGATTCGATATCATCACCATCTCTTGACTTTTCATCGGTTGAAACAAGTGATATGAGATCAGCATTGATCGCTGCACCATCTTGATTTGTAATATTTCCTACAAAACTGAATTCTGAAGCACCATTTCCCTCTTTTCCGTCAGTTACAATATAAGAGGCAGTAACATAGTTATTATTTGACAGTTTTCGACCAATTACATTGTCGCCAAAGATTAATTCATATCTTTCATCTTCAATTTCTTGTAATAAGTAAGAATTTGAGGTTGATGTGACGCCAACAACATTATCAATCTGTTGATATGTGACTGAAGAGGTTGATGTTGAAGATGGTTTGACTTTAACTTGAATTGTTGATGTGTCAATGAATGAATTGTCTAAAATATATCTCTGATTGAATAAAGAAGTATTAACAGTAAAGTTTTGAGAGATGTAAACACCTTCATATATCTCAATATTGTTAAATTCAGCAACTCCATTGGTAACTGGAACGGTGATGTCCTCTGGAATGCAAAATATGTAATTTGTGTTGTCTCCAGCACCATTACAAACGATGCCAGCATTAATTGTCAATGTTGATGTCTCTGTAAGACCATCTACAGTAAAAGATACCTTCGCTCTTGATGATCTACGAGATCTTGGAACGTAACCAATGTTTCTTGCGAGTGCAACAACGTTTTCTCGAAGTGTAGCGGAATCAAGAAAACATTCATTTGCTGCCATATTGGTATTGTAGGCAGTTGTGTATGTATTATATGCTAATGCATCAATAATGATCGAAAGGTTAGACCCTTCAAAATCATAATCAGTAAAATTAGTATTCGCCCTCAGATAATCTCTGATGGAGGTTTTGATTTGATCAAAATCTAAATTAACATATTGACCGAAAGCCATTATACTCTAGCTGGGAATAGGAGAACGTCTACTTCTTGTGTTGGTGCTGGAATTCCAGTAATATCATACTGAACTGTACAATTCATCTCATTTGTATCAGGTGCAACTGTGACTGTTACATCAATGTTGCTAATTCTTGGTTCATAATTGAGTAAAGATGATCTAATTTCATCTGAAACTCGTATCTCACTCAAGTTTGTGTTCAAATCGAACAAAGATTCATTAATGACTGATCCAAAATTAGGTTCAAATGGTTTTTCACCAAGAATCGTGAAAATTATGTTCCTTACAGACCTTTTAATAGCGTCTTCATCACGAATTGTCACTACATCATTGGTCACAGGGTGACGTTTAAACGATAAGTTGATATCTTTGAATGCTCTAGAAGCCACTATTTACACAATTAGTTTGCTGTTTTTATTTATACCACTTTTTTTATCTTTTTACGACACGAATTCGATATTTTTCTGATTCTAAAGCGTTAATAATGTATTTAGCACAAATTCTTGGGTCTTTTTCGCCGCAAGTGAAGAAATCTGCGTTCAAACGACCAAATTCAGGCCAAGTATGACAAGAAACATGACTTTCAGAGAGTGCAAAAAGAGATGTAACACCACATGGACTGAATTTATGTGTGTATTCATTCAATATTGTCATCTTCGACTTCAAAATTGCACGAGTGAAGATGTCACGAAGGAAATTTGGACTATTTAAGTCATCAAAATAGCCATCGTAGACATCTAATATGAGATGTTCACTCATTTCATCCCAATTCTGGTTCATTTAAATCAATTTTAAAGTCGCCATTGTAAAAATCAACGTTCATATCAGTACCTCCAGCTCCTACCTCAATATTACCTGACCTTTCTTTCGCTGTTTTCCAGAAATAATTCTCTTCTGAACCCAATCCATCACGATCATGACCGTTTTCCACCTGATAATACACGGT